GCAGCAGGCGGCGGATCCGCTTGTCGGCCAGGTCCGCGGCGGACAGGGTCACCGGCTCGGTCGTGCTGTCGCACAAGACGCGGCCGGTGACGGGATGGCGCAGGGTGATGGGTTTCCCGTCGACCAGCGCGGCGGGATTGATCACGACTTGCATCGAATTTCCTTTCAGGTGATGGCCGCGGCTATTCCGGCGGCGTGTCCAGTTGCATCTGCGCTTCCGGCGTGCCGTCCGGCGTGCCGGGCTTGAGCGGATCGGCGACGTCGATGTCGACATCGATCCCGCCGATCACGGTCCCGGGGACCAGGGTGAATTCCAGGGCCGCGCGCGGTTCGGCCTCGATCGACAGCACCACGCCGCCCATCGCGACCGAGGCCCGGTCGTCGACGAACTGGCGCGCGCGGAAGGACGGCGGCTGCTTCCACCGTTTCAGCCAGGCCGGGTCGGTGTAGAGCGCGTCCAGCGCGGTCTGCGCCAGGCCGTCCGCGGCATCGTCCCAGCCGTTATTCAGAGCCACGCGGACCTCCACCGCCAGACTGACCCGGTGCCAGAAGGCCGGCGTCTCGCCGCCGACCGGGTCCGCGCCCTCGTCGGGCGCGTAGACCACCGCCAGGGGCAGGCGCTCGGACGGGATCTCGTGGGCCCGGTTGCGGTCGCAGCGGACCGGCGGGACCTGCGCGTCGAACACCGCCTTCAGGCGTGCGTGACAGTCGATCAGGTGCTGCTGTTTGGTGATCATAGGTCGATATCTCCCTCGATCAGTTCCAGATGCGCGCCGCCCCTGCCGTCCGGCAGCACGCCGCGGACCGTGTAGACCGAGGCGTCGGCCCGGCTGATCCGGCCGCCCTGGACCGGCTGGCGGTCGGCCGGGAATTCCGCCAGGCGGACCCCGACGGCCAGCGCGGTGCCGCGCGCGACGATTTCGCCCTCGGCCGTCTCGACCGTGTCGGCCGACCAGCTGCCGCGGACCGGCCAGTCATAGGGACTGCCGACCGCTTCGGCCGGCGGCGTGTAGACCAGGTCCTCGGCGAAGGCCGTCATGGACGGTTCCAGAACCTTCTCGCTGAAATTGATCGGCCCAAAGAACCGGCCCATGATCGCCTCCTACCCGCGAACGCCGTTCGCGCCGCGCCTATTCCGCGCCGCCGCCGAAGGTTTCCCGGAAACCGGCGACGGCCGTATCCCGGTCGGCGGCCGACAACGCGACCGACTGATCGAAATGATCGGCCAGCTTGCCTTTCAGCAGATCGACATTCGGGACGCCGTCGTTTCCCCATTCCTCCGCGGTCAGACCCGGCAGGATCGTGGAGGTCAGGGCGGACTGGACATCCTCCGCCGTCGGCTTTTTCGGCGCCGGCGGCGCCTCCGCCTTCTCCGGAACGGCGAACCCGCCATCCTTCAAGAGGTCCGCGTCTTTCTTGGCCTTCACCTCGAATCCGTCGGCGTCGGTCGGCAGCCTTACTGCCCCGCCATACTTGATGGCGGTCAATGCTCGCATCTTCATTGTCTTCTCCGATTGATTTTTGCCCGCTTGTCCGGTCGAAAGGGGCGGACGAACACCGCCCGCCCCTCAACCGCCGCTACCGGACGATGGCGCAGAAAGAAGCCGACGGGCGGCTCGGAATGATCAGCGGCGCGGACTGGCTCATCAGGAACACGACGGCCGGGTCGTCCATCTCCCACATCTTGGGATAGATATCGACCGACTGATACCCCGCCTTCGGATCCCGGATGGCGCCGAAGGCGCGAACACCCTCCAGGTCGGGTCCGGCCAGGATGACCGCGTAGTCGGGGATCATCTTTTGCTGGACCCCGGACTCGTCCTCGTAGGTGTCGTTGTAGACCCAGAAGTCGAAATCGCCGATCGAACCGACATACCGGGCGCTCGTCAGGCTGCGCGGCAGTTGGATCGGCCCCAGTTCGACATTGCCCGAGGCCTGCCGGCGATTGTCGAGCGCGTCGAGCAGCTTCTGGCTCTTCCGCGCCAACTGCCAGGCCAGCGGATCGAAGATCACGTCCCGGATCACGCCGCCGCATTCGTTGCTGACCGTCGTGGCCCAGGTTTCGATATCGTCCAAGGGCTCCACACCGGTCTCGCCCCAGCGGTCGGTCGTCAACAGGGTCAGCGTCTGACCGACCGGGCGGCCGAAATCGACTTCGGTCTTGGGATAATTCTCCCCCTCGACCGTGTATTTTCCGAAGACCAGCGCCTGCGCGGCCATCCATTCCAGGCGGCGCAGTATCTCGTCGCGTTCGTCGCTCAGCAGCTGGGCCACGGCCGCGTCATGGCGCGCCTGGGGCGTCATGTCCCCGCCGATGCGTTCGCCGGCACGCCGCTTGAAGGGCTTGGTCGGATCGAGCACGTGTTTCGGCTTCACATAGGCCGGCTCGAAGGTCGTGGTCGTGAAGCCGCGATCCTTCCGGACCTGGCCCTGCACCACCGGCGAGACGAAGGGCGCGAGCTTCTTGCCCTTGGTCACGACGTCGAAGTCGATCTTTTCGTCGGTGAAGTTGTGAACGTCCGGAAAATACCGGTCGAGCAGGAAGGTGTGCGGGACAACGAGGTCGTCCAGGACCTTCACCAGCTGCCGCGACGAATACATCATCTCATTGGACATTGAAGTCTCTCCTAGTCTCTCAGGCTTGCAGCCCCGGAGTTGAAATCAGAACAGCCGCGGCGCGACTATTTCGGTTCGTGCAGGAACAGCGGCGTTCCCTCGAACGCGGCCTTGACGGACGCCGCGTCGTGCCCGGCGCCGTAATTCAGCAGCGTCGGATTGAACTGACCCGCCTTGATGACCGGCCCCACGACATCGGCCGCGGTCGCATTGATCGCTTCCGCGGTAATGCCGCGCGGGACCTCGGACCCGTCGACCGCCGCGGCGAGGGAAAGAATCCATTTCCCGCTTGCGGTGACACGGCCAACCACCGAGCGGGCCGGCAGGTTCTGGCCGGTGAGAATGGTCTCCGGCTCGGACTGGAACGGAAAATCGCCGGTCCGGAATTCGTCCGGCGTGAAGGTGTAATCGGGAGTCATGACAAATTCTCCAAGTTCTGGATTGACGTCGGCGACGTCTCAACCAAGGGCGTGAAATCGGGCGGACGGCTACTGCCGAATCTGGCCGCCGGCTTTTCGGTAGTTGCCGACGATCCGGGACGCGACCTTGTCGTCGCCGGACCGCATTTCGCGATCGCCGCCATCCGGGCCGATCGCGGGGTTGCCGCCGGTCGCGGCGTGGGCCTCGTAGATCGAGGCGGAGGCCGAGGCCTTCGGCGCGGCTTCCAGCAGATCCTTGGCCTTGCGGACCGTCATCCCGGGCGTGGTGGCGAGTTTGCGGGCCAGCGCCTCGCGGCCCTTGGCGGCGTCGAGATTGAGGATCTTGCCGGCGCGGGCCAGGGCCTTCGCCTCGGTCTCGTCCTCCTCCTCCATCTCTTCCTCGTCGTCGCCGTCCTCCTCCTCGGCGGCTTCGTCCTCGTCGTCGCCGTCCTCTTCGGCGGCGGCGTCCTCCTCGGGCTCGTCGCCCTCCATGTCCTCGTCCTCGTCCTCGCCTTCAGCCGCGGCGTCGAGCCGGGCCAGCTCGGCGCGCAGGGATTTCGCACGGCGCTTCATCGCCGCCCGGGTCATCTTCGCCATGGTCTTTTCCTCCATATCGGCGGTTGCGGATTGGGCCGGGCCGATCGCGGATCGGGCCGGTCCGGGAAGGGCCACCTGGCCCCGGTCAAGAAATTCGATCAGGTCGACCATCGCGTCCTCGACGGGCCCGATCGCGTCGGCGAAACCGACATCGATCGCGGCCTGGCCGGTGAAGCACCGGGCCTCCGTCGCCAGCACGGCATCGGCCGACAGGCCGCGGCCTGTGGCGACCAGGTCGACGAACAGGCGGCGGATCGTTTCCACCTCGGCCTGGAATTCGTCGCGGACATCGTCCGGCAGCGGCGCGTAGGGATTGCCGTCCACCTTGTGCGCGCCGGCATGGATCAGCGTCGGCTTGAAGCCTTCCATCTCCATCCTTGCCGACATGTCGACATGCATCATCACCACGCCGACCGAGCCGGCCCCGCCGGTGCGCGGCAGGTAGATCCGCCCGCATTGCGAGGCCAGCGCGTAGGCGGCCGAATAGGCCATGTCCGTGCAGGCGCACCAGACCGGCTTTTCCTGCGCCAGGTCGGCCAGCTGGTCGGCGGTGTCGAAACAGCCGTCGACGGCGCCGCCCGGCGAATCCACATCCAGCAGCACGCCGCGGATCGACGGATCCCAGGCGGCGGCGAACTTGGTGCGCAGCCCGTCATAGCCGGTCATGCCGGAATAGGGCTGCAGACCGTTCCGGTTGGTCAGCGTGCCGCGGACCGGGACGATCATCACGCCGTCATGAACCTCGGCCACCTCCTCCGGCCGGGGCGGCTGCGCCAGGGCGGAGGCCTGGATGCCGGCCAGGGCCTTGGCGTCGTATTCGACCTCGGTTCCGTCCGCCAGGACCTCGCTCAACCCGGTCACGCCGAACCGCTCGGCGAGGACCGCGACATAGGTCCGCGCGACTTCCGGCGTGACCATCAGCGGCCGGTTGAACAGCTGCGACGCCAGATGCACGAAGTTGAGACGTCTAGCCATTCATACCCCCTCGCGCCGCCCGGGCGGATGCCCGGCGCCGCAGATCCGCCATGCTTGTTTCGAACCTGCCGATCCGGGACGAGGCGCTTTCCCGGCTTTCGCGATCGTCGCGGGCGTCCGGGTCTTCCTCGTACTCCTCCGGCGGCTTGTTGGAGATAACCGCCCAGGTCGGCTCCGGCAGACCGAGTTCCTTCATCCGGTCGTATTCGCGCTTGCGCTGCTGCAGCACCTCCTCCCAGTCGAGTCCCTGTTCCGACGCCTCGTTCTCCAGCGTCGAGATCGACGCATCGATCCGCATCAGGGCGGCCTGGGCCTCCTTCGTCGGGTCGATCCAGCCCCGGGCCGGACCGCGCCAGCGGCCGCGGATCAGGTGCGGCAGGTCGCGCCAGAAATCCAGTTCCGGCCGCCAGGTCTCGATTCGGCCCAGCGCCACGGCCTCCTCCAGCCACATGATCAGGATCGGCGTCGCGACCCCGCGCGCGAAGAAATACCGGCGCGCGGTCAGGAACTTGTGCACCTCCAGCAGCGCGGCGCGGGCGGACGAATAGTTGACGCCCGACCAGTCGCGGCTGACCTGCTCGTAGGTCAGGCCGACGGCGGAGGAGACGTGCCGCAGGACCGATTGCACGAAGCTCTCATGGTTCGCGTTCGGCCGCTCGGCGCTGCTGAAACTCAACTTCTCGCCCGGGAACAGATGCGCCATCTGGACGCCGTCGAAGGCGATCCCGTCATCCTGGTGGAAGGCGGTCCGCATCTTCTGATACGCATCCAGACCGCTCGAACTGCGTAGCGCCTCCATGGCGATTTCCGGGTCGAACGGGCTTTCGATATGCGCCGCCAGCACCGTGTTCAGCACAGCCGCCTGCAGCTCGGCGCGGTCGAACTTGTCGATCATCGCCAGTTTCTCGATCACCGGCGTCAGCAGCCCCTTGCCGCGCGTCTGGCCGGCGCGCTGCCGATCGAAATAATGGATCACCTGCGGCCGCCCCCAGGGCTTGGTCTTGGTCACGCGCTCCCAGGTCCAGGCGTCGGTCGCCGGCATGAGGCCGTAATCGGCGGGATGGCCGCGGCGGATGTGATAGGCGATCGCCGCGCCGGTATCGTTCATCTCCACGCCGCTGCGCAGCCGGTCGGATTGCGGCTGGCCCTGCGGATTGCTGAGCCGGTCCGGATCCACGACCTGGACCGCGGTGCGGTACTGGTCCGGGCCGCGGTCGTCCGCCGCCATATGCCCGACGGCCAGCGCCTCGCCATCGACCAGGCCGTGGCGATAGGCCAGCGACAGCAGGCCCGACAGACCCGACTGGCGCGACGCGTCGATCAGGTTGCGCGGATCCTCGGCATAGGCGTGGAACTTGCCCTCGACCTCGTCCGCGAACTCGCGGGCCCAGCCCTCGTCCTGGCCCAGCAGCCGCGCCGACGGCGCCAGCGCCAGGCGCAGGCCCTGGCCGATGACGCTGTCGACATGCGACTGCATCGCGCCGCTGACCCAGCCGGAATTCCGCTCGATATCGCGGGTGCGGGCGACCAGGTCGTCGCGTTCCCACAGGTAGTCGGCGTCGGCCGACTGCAGGCGTGCGTTGAACCGGGCCAGTTCCTGCGACATCAGCGAGGCACCGCGATGCGCGGTCTCGGTCATCGAGGCCTTGGCGCGCAGCGGCGAGACGCCGTCGGCCTGGACGAACGTGTAAGGCGCGGCGGCGCCATGCGTCGCGGGGGCCATCGCGGCCTCCTTTCAGGTGATGGGTTGAGCGGGCCGGCATCCGGCCGCGACGTGTCTAGAAATACGCGCGCAGCGCTTGGCGACCGGTCGTCAGGCCGAGCTCCCGCTTGATCCGCGCGATTTCGGCCTGGACCGTCGGCAGGTCGGTCGGCTTGTAGGTCACCGACTGCCCGTCATACCCGACGGTCTGCGCCTGTTCCCCCAGCACCAGGCGTTGCCGGGCTTCTTCCAGCGCGGCGAGATAGGCTTCGGCGGTCAGCTGCGCCATGTCAGGTCTTCCCTCTCAACTGCGCCACATAGCGCGCGATGTCCTCGTCGCGAACGTCGTTCGCGCGGGTGCCGTCCGGACGGGTCGGGTTCGCGATCTCGTCCAGCAGGTCGAGCTGCGCGCCGACCGGCTCGGTTTCCCAAAGCGCGGCTCGGCCTTTCCAGTCCTCGACGGTCCAGCGGAAGATCCCCAGCCGTTCCGCGGCGGCCTCGGCATAGACCCGGCAGTCCAGCGGCTCGTTGCGGAACTTGGTATCCCGGATCCACTCGTACTTGACGCCGCGTCGGGTGATGGATTCGACCAGTTTTTCCGAGGTCAGGTTCTGGAAATAGGCCAGGTCCCGCGCCTTCGGATAGAAACACCAGCCGGCGGGATAGCCGCCGTTTTCCGTCGGCCCCTGCAGGCTGAGCCGGCCGAAGATCGCCGCCTTCAACTGCCAGGTCCCGACCGGCCACTGCATCACCGCGCCGATCTTGCGGCCGTTCGCCAGGATGTCCCGCTTGGCCGGCGTGCCCAGGACCGGATGCGTGTCCTTGCCCATGCCGCGGATCGCCATCGCGTCCGCCTTGTTGCGGACGAACTGATAGACCATGTCGGACCGGTAGTTGCTGTCGATCGCCAGCATCTCGATCCGCCGCGGCTTGCCGGCATGGTCCGGGAATTCGGCCGTGTAGACCTCCTTCGCGAACTTCGCCCAGACCTCGTGGCCCTGGGTGTCGCCGTCGATCACGAAAAACGCGACCTGCCAGCTGGTATGGCCCGGGCCGTAGGCGACCACCTCGCATTCGATGCGGTCCTTCTGCACGTCGGCGCCGGCGGTCAGGACCAGGCCGCCATAGGGCACGGTCCGATCCGCATAGTCCGATCGCCGATCGAACAGGTTTTCGGCCGGCGGCGCGTCGCCCTCGACCTTGAACACCCGGCCGAGCCAGAGGTTGTAGAACGTCTTCAGTTTCGTGACGTCGCCCTGGCTCTCCAGGAACTTGGCCACGATCTCGTCCATCGGGACGAGCGGCGAGGTCAGCGTGTCCAGGTGATAGGACCGCGGCTTGCCCGGGCCCGGCGCCGTCGCCACCCAGCGGCCCTTCGGGATCATCCGCAGCCGGTCCGCCTCGCTCTGCGGCATGCCGCAATGCGGGCAGACATGGACCGTCTTGTGCGGAAAGGTCTCCTGGTACTGCAGGTTCTCCCACTCGAACCGGTGATCCTCGCCGCATTGCGGGCAGGTCACCGTCCAGAACCGCTGATCGCCGGCCAGGAAGGCCGTCTCGATCGCGCTGTCGCCGTCCATGGTCGGCGTCGAACCCAGGATGCGCTTCCAGCCGCCGAAGCGGAGGAAGGACATCTGGCGCGCCTCCATCATTTCGAGCGGCGAGCCCTGGCCGTCCAGGTCGCGCGGATACTCGTCGATCTCGTCGCCGATGACGATCTTGACCGTCTTGGCGCGCAGATCGGCCGCGGAATTCGCGCCGGCCAGGCGCAGCCATCCGCCGGGGAATTTCTTGAACCGGGACGAGGACCCGTCCGCCGACCGGCTGGTCTGCGCCACGACCTTGCCGGCCAGGGCCGGCGTGTCGTCCAGGGTCGGCTGCAGTTTCTCCTGGTTGAACTCGCGCGCCGCCGGCACGGTCGGCAGCACGTAGAGCGCGTTCGCCGGGTAAAGGTCGATGATAACACCGACCATCGCCTGCGCGACCTGCGACCATCCGGTCTGCGCCGACTTGCGGATCGCCACCTCGTTGACCGGGCTGTCCGGCGACAGGCAGTCCAGCGGCTCGGCCCAGAACGGCGTCAGCGCCAGGCTCCACCGGGATCCGGCCAGCGGCCCGTCCGGCACGATCAGGTTCTCGGCCGCCCAGGCGCTCGGCGCGACCTTCGGCGGCGGCGTCAACCCGGCCGCGGCGGCCAGGGCGACGATTGCCAGCGTGGTTTTTCGAACGATCCTAGCCATCGAGGTCCATGTCCTCGTCGAAATCCCGGTCGGAATCGGCGATCCGGTGCAGGTTCTCGACCAATTGCGTGCAGGTGCGCGTGCCGATTTCCGCCAGCAGCGTCCGAACCGCGGCCGCGCCGCCGGCCTCGGCCGCCGCGGCCAGGTCCTCGGCGTTGGTCGGCAGGCGCTCGGTCAGCGCTTCGCGGACTTTCGCGAACACGGTCTGGATCGCCGCGGCGATTTCATCCTTGTGCCGCAGCTCGTTGCGCAGCCGCGCCAGTTCGATCTCGGCCCGTTCGGCCTTGACCT